GGCACGTGTGTACTATTTCAGAAAATATCCAGAGGAATGGAAGTTCTGGTTTAAGACTGTTGGCCCAGTTGTACCTATTGCAGAGATTAAGGATGATATGGTTGGTGATCGCTGCGATGCATCATATACGTATAGTTCGCCGATTAAGGCGGCAATCATCCAACTTCTGGCAAATCGAAAGGATCTACGAGACATCATCATCGAAGTCGATCGACAGATGGTTATCGATTAAGGAGAGAGATTATGATGGTTCCATTGAGGAAAGACTATCTGAAGCAGTATTTTAGAGCAATTGCAATGCTGGGCATACTGGTAATAATACCGGTATGCGCATTGACACTTGGAGTGAATCTTGTCCATGAAGGGCATGAACTTCTGGGAGGAGTGTTATTAGCTATATTCATCGTTGCTACGTTTTGGCTCGGATATCAGGCGATGTTCATGATCGATTATATGGAAGAATTGGAGGATGACGATGATTGATCCAGCATGGACTCCGCCGGCAAGTCGGCGGTTTGACCCTGAAGAAGCAGTGTTGTGCACTGACCCAAGGTACTACAGGGCAATGGCTGAAGCTGAGGAAAGAGAAAAGGAAAAGAAGGAAATGTTATCAAAGACCTTTCCTCGGAAGAAGCGAAAGCAAAAACAATCTCAGCAGAAGCCATCCAAGGATACTTGTTCGGAAAAATCAAAAGCTGCAACGGATATCCATGGCATGGATGCGCTGGAAACAATGATGGAGCGTGTTGCTCGCCGCGTTTATCGGGAATGCCGAAAAGAAGATTTGATGCGGGAAACTGCATATCTTCTGGATATGAAGGGGTGATCGATCTGTGAAAGATGAATTCAAGCATTTTGAAAAAATGCATGAGTTGACAACGGAGCTTCCCAAATTCATTCGAAGCATTCTGAACATTCGCCTTAGTCATACGACGACGTATAACGGAATATCGCATGATAGTAGAGGAACAACGAAACGATTGTTCGATTTTGAACAACGTTTACCGAACGTTGTTTTACACTATTCATACAACCGATATTCCGCATGGGTTGATCTCGAGCATGTGAATGTTGCTGGCGTTATGGCGGGAGACGGATATCGTATCCGTGTTCGAATCTATAACCCGAACGACAGTGAACAATTCATTGAGACGGAGTTCATTGTGCCGACAAAAACAGCGGCAGATATCTTCTATTGTGTTATCAATAACACATTGAATGATTTTGCATCAAATGATGTATATGATGATGTTAATGGTGCATTCAATTCCATCGATATTGATGGGACCGGTTATTCGATTGAAGAGCTGGTCACATTGTATATTGATCACATTGGATTTGATCAGATTAAAACACTCATGGATGATCCAGTTCGAAACATTCACGGATTCTTCATGGATTTTCAGATCGGCACACAATTTGGGCTGAATCAATCTTACCGAGTTCGTATCGAGAAAAATCCGAAGGAGGAATATCGAATAACGACCGAATTGAATACGGGAGAAGAGTTTAAGATGGGCGCGCTTAATCCAGTAGCGAAGCTCCATCACGCAAAGAAAACATATGAATCGATTATGGAATTGAAAGAAGTTGGCATTGTAGGTAATGTCAACTTCCAATTCATATATGGATGAGGAGGTTATTGTAATGGACAATTGTTTGGCGTTCTTCGATGAACTGTATGCACAGATTCTCAGTCATGATAGATCCACTGTTATCACTCATACATATTCGGTCGATCGAGATGTATGGGTGAAGACAGAATCTAATATCATTCAGCCCGT